GACGTTAAATGGGTACATCTTGATACCAGGAGATCAGATAAAGGAAAAGTATATATTTTTAATCCGTGAAACTATGAAACTGCCAATTATTAAAATCAATTTTGTTCCTATAATTAGATTTATCAAAAAATATATTCTAAGGAAAAAACTTCCTGAGAAAAAATTCTTTGGACTAAAACGTGATATAAAAGATGATCGTGATCATATTTATAAGTCCCGAAGACCATTAAAGGAACTTCCAGATAGTACTCATATGAAAAATATAAATGCTTTTCATATCAGATACGATCAGCAAAATCTTGGTTCTTGTGTAGGCAATGGAGTTCTTGCAGCATTTAGAAGAACATTACAGGTAAACAAACAACCAGATTTCGATGGATCAAGATTATTTGCATATTATAATGCTCGGTCAGATGAAGATAAACCGTCAGATTCCGGAGCATCTATTCGTGATGGGATAAAAGCATTGAATAAATATGGATTATGCAGTGAAGCGATGTGGCCTTATATTGTTGCACGTTTTGCTGAGAAGCCGCCTCCGGAAGCGTTTAACGAAGGATTAGATCATCAGGCTCTCCAGTATGACAGGATCTATCCAGTTACAAAGGATGCCATAAAGGATGCCTTAGTACAAGGATATCCAATTGTATACGGAAAGATACTTTATGAAAGTTTTATGACGGAAGAGGTATCCAGGACAGGAATAGTACCTTTGCCAAGAAAATGTTGTGATAATGAAATCGGTGGTCATTGCATGGATATATTTGATTATGATAATGAAGGATTATGGGAACTTAACAGCTGGGGTGCAGATTGGGGTATAAATGGAATATGTAAGATCCCATGGAAATATGTTCTTGATCCGAAACTTGCATTTGACTTTTGGGTTGTATATCTTACAGAATAATTTTTTTTAATTCACTTTTATTAATAACTAATTCACAGTACAATGAAAAAAATGATTTTCTTATTCGCGTTGATTCTTGTTGCAGTCACCTCTATGATTGCTCAGGAAGTTAAAGACACTACAAATGTTGTTATAACATTAACTACTGGTCAGGCAATACTTGATTTTCTTAAAACGAATATGTGGGCCCTGATCTTTATCGTATTCTCACTCGTATCTGAATGGCTTGGTCAGACAGGAAAGATAAAAGAAGGATCTGTATTTGCTCTTATTCTAAATTGGATAGGTAAATTCATACGTAAGCAGACACCTATTGTTGAAACTAAAAAGGCAAAGTTTATGTCAGAAACACAACTAAAGGCAGTTCATGGAGCAAAAGTAATTGCATTTCTTATGATATTTTCAGCATTGTCAATCGGAGCATATTCACAAGGTCCCTGGAATGGATTTTTCCGTCCAGCAAAAATGAATACCAAAGTTCAGACTATGTTAAAATCCAATGCAAGTGATCTTGTTAAAGTAACTGAAGTCACTGGTAAGGAATCCGTATGGTTATTCCGTCCTTCGGCAGCATTAACTGCAATCCAGTTTACATATGATAAAGATCTAAAGACATTTATTTCTTCTGCCTTTACTTCAGCTGGTGTTGGACTTGGTTATCAACATTATGTCGATAATAACGGTACCGCAGTAAATAACTTCGGATTCAACCTACTTATTATGCTTGATGGTGCTGATAATACTGAAGCCGGATTTGGAGTTGCAGGTACATTTAATGCCCTCAACTTTGTCAATATCGGTGGAGGATATAATCTTACTGGAAAGAAAGCATTTCTGCTTCTAGGGGGTTCATGGAATTTTTAAAACTAAAAATATGAAAGATCCAGTATTAGGTTCAAACAAAACTCAATCATTTATTGATTTTGAGACTACAAAAGGTAAGGTAAGATGGGGAATTGAAGGAGCGGACCAAAAACAATTTCTCGAAGTTGAAGGTACAAAAGTATATCTCATTGATGAAAATGGATATAATATAATATTACGAACTAAAGTACGGACACCTCTTGTTACCACACCTGTTGGGACTGTTTCAATTACAGAATATGGTGATGGGATTGATATGACAACCGTACTTACTCTTACTAACTTTATTGTAGGAGCATTAGCAGGAGCCGCTGCAGCCCTGGCTGTCGGTAATATAGTCGCCGCTTTTCCTGCCGGAGCACATATAGAAGATATATTCTATCAAAGTCTTTCTTTGGCTTGTGCTGGTACTGCGGTGAATACTGATACTGGATTGGGTTCTGTAATTGCATCAGGAGCAAGTGCTTTACTTAGTACGGTTGGAGCCACCTCAGAAGATAGGTTAACAGGACAGACGGTTCCTACTGCAGCTGCGGGTGGTGCGGTAACTACAGCATTATTACGTGCCAACGTTGCAGGAATATCATTAAATGTTGCAGCAAGTGTAAAAGACGTATTTCTTAACTCAGCCGGTACCTGGAATGCTAATAATACTGGCAATCTTACTGCAACAGGAACTATCGTGATCAAATGGAATAAAATTGCTTAACTATGTTAGCAGAAGATTTGGTATATGATGTGCTCGAGATAAAAAATGCTCTGGAAGATGACCATGACATCGATGAGTTATGGATTCTTAAAAAAGCAAATGCTTACAGGGCAATATATATTCTTAGAGATTACCAGGAAAATGGTCAGATAAAGTCTGAATGGATCCAGCGATTACGAAAACAGAAGGTAACAAAAGTAAATTCAGCTGATGATCCTTCCATTGACTTTACAAGTATTGATCTTGGCAAAGTAACAATACCAAGTCTTTTATCATTACCTGATGATCAGGCGCTGATACGAATATCAGGATCATCCGGGATAACTACATTTGATCAGATCTCATTTGACAATCTAATGCTAAAACTTACCTTCCAGGAACCAAGAATGGGTGAATTTGGTTGGTGTGCAAGAGTAGGGAATGATTTATTCTTATATCCTTTAGTAATGGAGATGCAAGCATTTATCATTGCAGAAAATCCATTGGATATTCAGGTTCTTGACCCTATTACGAAAACAATGCGTGATCGACTTATCACTGATGATTATCCTATTGACCTTGCTCTTGCACAACAGATTGTCCTTGAAATAGTAACTAAAGACCTTAATCTGAATATGCAATCTATTTCTGATATCATAAATGATTCAAAACATCAATTAAGAATATTACAAAGTGGAACTAATAAAAAACAGGCAGCTGAATAGAGAACTGTTTGTCTTTCTTTGGAAAAAAGATAAAGTGAAATTATCGGATATTAAGTTTATTATGGACCGGTTCTTTCATTTTGCCATTCCTGCCATGATGAATGGTTATCCTATCAGTGCCGCAAAAGAACTTAATTTCAAATTAGCAAGTATTCTTTATAATGATATTCCGGCAAGACTAAGAAAAAGATTTACATATTCATCAAAGATATTTGGCTATACCTTTCTTCCTGTTTGTGATTCAGTAAACATGAAAAATAAAGGATATAACTATAGACCAAATAAACGAATACTCAAACAGATTGCTGAATTTACAGAAACAGATGCTATCTATACTTTGACTAAAAGAAAATGAAAAAACAATCAATCATACAGGCAGTAATAGATGCTATTGATGATACTGATGATAGCATGAATAAACACATGAATCAACTTATCAAATGGGCAAAATATATTGAAAAACAGATAGGTTCATTAAATGGTTATCCATTAAAATCAGTTCTTCTTAATGTAGCCGGTTCTTCTCTTGATATGCCTGATGACTGTTATAAAGTTTATAAGATATTTCTTGGTGATTTTATATCTGAAACTAATTTAAGATATGCAGATCTTGGTCAGGTTACTATCCATGTAGAGAATATTGATGACACAAATGATCTTGAAAATGTATGGCAGGATCTTTCATATGCTTCAATAAATAAACTTCTATGGGAGGAAATAGGAAATAAGATCTCACTTGTTGATGACTATGATGCCCAGGATGTAACTGTATTATATTTCTATATTGAAACTGATCAGAAAGGATACTGGCTTGTTAATGATAGTCATCTTGAAGCTATAAAGAGATATCTAATCTATATGATGGCAAAAAAATATATGTTCAAAAATTTCAAGAGTAGTAAGTTAACCAGGAATGCAGATATAATGATGGTTAATGAATACAAACGTGATTATAATATTGCTATACGTAATGCTCGGGCAGAAGATCAAAAAGAATCTCCAGTTGATAGTTTGAAATAATGGAAATATCCACTAAAATAAAAGATGGTGTTCACCTGGACAATAATGTCTATGATCAACCTGAAAATACCATGCGTGATAGTTTGAACGGTATTATCACGGACAACGGTAATGGATATTATAAGTGGAGTAATATTAAAGGAAATTCACTTTCTTTCGGATTTCCCGTTGATGATAGATACATGGCACACTGTCTTATCAAAGACAGATTATTTGTCATAACGCTAAATACTGTATCACAACTTGTCAAGATTCATGAAATAACTCTTTTAAATAATATCGGAACAGTTATCCTAAAACTCACCATGAATAATTCTGATATGAATATGTCATTTGAATGGCCTATTCGTACTATATGGGGTTTTTATGAGAATGAAAATATTCAAAGGATTTACTGGTCAGATTGGCATAATTCTCCACGTTGTTTAAACATGGGACCTTTTGGAAGTACAGTAACGGTGGATCCTAAATTTATGAATTTTGTTCCTGTTATTGATAAACTCTATGGAGAAATAACTAATACTACAATTACTTCCGGAGGATCGTTGAAAGCAGGTACGTATTTCTTTGCATGGAGATATTACACCAATGATGGATATTATACTGATTGGTCATATATAACGAATCCTATTCAAGTTACATTTGGTACTCCAGGATTAGGATATGAAGCGTATCAGAGATATGAAGGATCTGCACCAAACTTCAATACCGGAAATAAGATAACCATTGAACTATCAGACATAGATAACGACTATGATAATATTCAGATCTGTGCTTTTTATTCCAATGATTACAATATTGCAGAACCAGGATTTATATTCTATGATGGTGAGATAACTGGAGCAGTCATGACTGTTTCTTTCATTGGTACTGAAAATGCAGGAACGGTAGTCATTGATGATCTTATTGAAACAACGCTTAATATTGAAAAACTAAAAGATAGTGTAACTGCAAAAAAACAAAATGTAATTGCCTGTATTGACGAAAGAGCAGAACTATCATATCCGGCATCATTACAAGCAGATATTCAAGTTGGTATATCACATATCCCTCTTGATATGTTTGGATATCTTGACAAGATGACTCATGGAGGTGATGTTAAATCTCTTCATGGAGTATGGAATTGTGATTATGATGAATCACATTATTTTCTTCGCAGAGGACAATGGTACAAAGCAATTACTCAGGTAGTATGGAATGATGGTGGTGGAAATATAACTGTTCCGATAAATAATGTATTTTATGTTGGTGAATCACTTGGAACAGTTACTTATATTTCAGGAACCTTCCAGGCATGTGTTGTCACAAAGAAATATCTTAAAGCTGGTGGAATATCCGGAGCCGATATAAACACAAATTATTCTTTTAAATGTGAATTGCTCGGAAATGAATTTTATGACTGGAAATCGCATAAAGTATCAAAGACATATAAATCATATCCCCAGGGAGAAACCGTGCGCGTAGGAGTCCTTTTTTTTGATAAAACAGGCCGGCCATTCTTTGTAAGGCATCTTTACAATACTAATCTTACTTATGGACCTTGCGATACTGTAATACCAAAAAGAAGCAACACGAATCCGATGTTAACATTAAGTCAATGGTTTAATGTTGGAACAGATGGGTATTATCAGAATGCAGTTGCTAATCTACAGCATTTAAAAATAAGCAATCTTGATATAACTGACGTAGCAGATAAAATTGGTGGATTTATGATTGTACGTTCACCGATCATTCATCAGTATATTGGAATGGGAGTATTACTTCCTACATATCTTCATAACAATGATGTTTATGCATTCCCAGGATTTTGGAATTATGGAAGTTTTCTAAACAATTATTTTGGTTGTTATGATCTATTTTGTCCTGAAGATCTATTTAATCTAAAAGATTTTTCTATACAGGAAAATGACGAAATTGAAAATATAGTATATCTTGATCCATATGCCAGAGGAGAAACAACTTCCGGATATCAGGGATTAGGCAGACAGGAATGTGATACATTTGAATTCTATCAGAAATTTTTAAGAGAGACATTGCCAGCAGATATCTGCCCTACAAATGGTCCTCTTGGTGTTTCCCATAAAGTAACAGCAGTAACAAAATTTGTTCTTGGTGATGATGACTTACAGATTAATCCTATTGATCCAACAAAGCTTTATCATCCTGCATCATATGCTACCGGAATTACTATTGCTGCAAAAGGATACGTAAATAATCACTCAGTACTAATTCTTGATATCACTGATGATCTTGTTGATCTTAAAGCACCATCTCCATTTGCTTCGCAACAAGATAGTCCTATGGCTTTGCTTTGTGCTGTAAAACGGCCTAATTCAAATCCATATGGAGGATCATCTGACTCATCATTTGCAAATACTGTTTATATGACAACAGGACATTATCAAGAAATCAATCCAACGGTTCTTGCAGATGTTCTCAGTGGAGGAAGGTATATATTCAATGAAATAGATGTCTATGGAGGTGATACGTTTGTACAACTCTTTGACATGAAAAGATTGTATAAAAATTATGATCTTGCACAGCATGTTGTTGGTCATGGAATGATATTTCCTGTTGAAAGTCGTATAAATATTGCAATGAGAGAAGGTAATCATCTTTCAAAGACAAGATCTTTTGATTCAGCTTTTAATACAAGTGGACTAAAACTTGAAACAGGATCTACTGTACTTGAAGAATATAGTTATAATGATGGATTCTCTACAGATAATATAGGAGATCTTTATCTTCCATTACCATTCCACTATACCCTTACAAATGAATTTCTGAGTCGTATAAGGTACAGTCCTGAAAAGAACTATGGAGAGATGAGGGATAACTTCCGTAGGTTTCTTGCCAATGACTATATCGATCTTGATCCAAATAAAGGAACAATATCAAATATCAGATATAAATCGAACAGACTTATTTACTGGCAACCAGATGAAATAGGATATATTCCATTACAAGAAAGGGCTCTTACTCAAAATTCTACTGGAGAACCAGTACAACTTGGTGTTGGAGGATTATTTGAAAGGTATGACCAGTTAGTTGATAAACTTGGGAACAGTCATCAGTTTGGTTTGATTGAATCACCACTTGGATATCATTGGTATGACTCGAGAAGGAAGATTTATCTATCTGTAAGTTTTGGATTACAGATAACAAAAGACTCTATTCTTAAAGGGATGGATAAGTTCTTTAAAGATAATATCATTGATGATCTTGATCTTTATGATAATCCATTTAGTATTACGCCTGGTGGACTTTTTGGTGGTTATGATCCTGAATCAAAGATGGCTTTTAGTACGTTTATCATTCCGGGAATGCTTATAACAAGACATACTATTGGTGTAAATACAATACTCAATAAATTTACTGGTAAATATAGTTTCTACCCCGGTGCATATATCACAACAAAAAATCATTTATTCCATGTAACGTCTGATTTGCAAAACGTATATGTTCATGGTACCGGAAGTTATAATACATTTTTTGAATCAGTAAGTCAGGCATATGTTTCACTAATAATAAAAGAAGCAAGTAATACTACTAAGATCTTTGATATCTTTGAACTGATTGGTAATTCAAACATGTTTACAAGTATTATCTATGAAAATTCAAATCAATATATTGAAGAAATCATATCAACATATCCTGGTGGAATACTAACTATACAGAATCGCAATTATGAATACCTAAAATGTAGGTGGTTTGGTAACTTTCCTAAAGTATCAAGGGAAAGGATAAATGATGGGTATCTAAAGATTACATTTAAGATGGTAGAACCATATCCTGTTGAACTTTTTGAATTTAAATCAATGGTAAGAAAAATTTACTAAGATGCCAGATAAAACCATAAAACTTCGTGATAAAAGGACTATTGATACTGCTACAGGAAAACTTATTGCATCGACAAGCAGGATGCATGCAAGCATACCTGAAGAATATATTAAATATGTTGTAGACTCTGCTAAAAAGCATGGTATTGATCCAGCTACCGCACTTGCAATAAATCTTCAGGAAACAGGATTTAAACAGGACCAGATGCATAATCCATTTATGCTTGGGAACTATAATCCACAAGGAGATGTTATAGATGAATCCATGAAGTTCCTGGCAGATAAGATAAAACTTGCCAAGAAACTTGGAAAGAAAACTGATGAAGATATTATCCAGGGATGGAATGGATATGGTGTAATAAAAGGAAAAGGTACTATGTACGGTATTGATACCAACAAAGAACCAATAGACATGAAAAAGAATCCCGTCTATGGCAAAAGAATAGTAAATCTTCGTGATAGTGTTATAAGACAAAATCCAGATATTATGAAAATAGTTGAAAAACAAGGATTAAAATGTGGAGGTAAGAAGTTAAGACGAGGTGGAAAGAAGATGGCAGAAGGTGGTCTTACCAGTGAACAGAAATCAAAATTAGGTGCATCGATACTTGATCTTCTTGGAGATACCACTACAGGAATAATAAACTCTATGGCACCAAAAGAAACTGATTACCGTGATAACCCTCTTTCTGATCAAAGGAAACGTGATTCTCTTAGTGTTGTTGGTAGTGTAGCAGGAACTACATTAAAAGCTGCTGGAACAGGAATGGCTGTAGCAGGACCTATTGGTGCAGCTGTTGGTGGTGGTCTTGGACTATTAACATCTGGTCTTAAATCAATAATTGGTGCGAAAAAAAGAAGAGAAGAAAGAGAAAAAGAAGCTATTGACTGGTCAAATAACTGGGCAGGACAATATGAAGAAGCATTATCCGGAACTGGATATAAACATGGTGGTCTTACAACAGAGAAAGCAAAAGAGATCATGCGTGACGGTCATGTTCATGGTAAACCTCTTACTAAAAAGCAAAGAGGATATTTTGGATATATAGCAGGAGGAGGAACACCAAAGAAATCAGAAGGTGGTATTATATCTGGATCAGGGACAGGTAAATCTGATTCTATATCAAAGAAGGTTGAGGATGGTTCATTCATTGTCCCTACAGAGAATGCTGTTAAAGCTATTGATCTTGGAAGACAATATCTTGGATGGGAAGATAATGAACATGCTAATCGTAATTATCCTGGGACCGAGGTAAAGGTAAGTGATGGTGAAGTATTATTTACCCCAGAGGAAGTTGGTATTCTCTCTTATAATGGTATTGACCTCAATAAACTTGCCCCGAAAGCAGAAAATAAGATAGAGAAAGGTGCTAAACTTGCAGAAGGCACAAAGAAACCTACAATTGAACAGTATGTTTCTGACTGGCAGAGTAAATATGAAGGAAGCGAGGATGATGCTAAAGCAGCATATCAACAGGAATATCCGGGAAATCAGAATCCTGAAGAAGAAACATTTATGTCAAAACTTTCCGATTATCTTCCAGAGATAGCAGGAGCCGTACAGGTAGGTGCAGGAATTGCAGGAACTATAAGAGCAGGACAGATGCCTGATATCAATGTATCCACTTCATTAAAGAAACTCGCTGCAGAACAACGTAAAGAAGCTCAGTATGGTCTTGAACCAGGTGCCAAGGATGCAATGTTGATACAAGCAGAAAAAGCAAGGCGTGACACTACAAATGCTATTGTCAATCGCGGAGGTGGATCTGCAGAACTAATGTCAAATCTTCAGGGAATACTAAGTACTACTATTAATAAAAAATTCGATATTGAATTATCTGATGTTGCTGAAAAAGCAAGAAAGAAATCTGAATATGCAAGAACAACTTATGGTATCGGAGAACAGGAGTTCAATGTTCAACAGATAGCATTGCAGAATTGGAGAGAACTTCAAGACGTAAATGCAGGATTGTTAAATGCCGGTATATCAAATATTGTTGGTGCAAGAAAGTTAAAAGCTGAAATGGAAGCAATGAAAAAGATTGGTTCCAGTTCTCCTTCATTTATAATAAACAGAACATAATATGCCACAATTAGGAATATCGAAAGGTCTTTCCTGGACTAATGACTGGGATAAAGATATTGACAGGGTATATCAAAGAGAAGAATATGCTGCTAATGTTCGTGCTGAAAAAGAACGTAAGACGCAGTATTATGCAGGTCTTTTAAAACAAGGTCATGCAACCAATCCAAGAACAGAAGGTGAACTAAATGAATTTTATAAAGGATTGAATAATGAACTTGCTGATTTTGTTGTGGCAAATCCAAATTTTGAGACTGATGTTAATGCTATGCAGAAGTTTCTTGATATTTCTGATCGGTATTTAAATAATGATATTCTTCGCCGGGATCTTCAGGTAAGTCAGGAATTTGAAAGACTAAGGAATAACACTGATAAATTAACTCCAAGTCAGTTGAGGAAAGAGATGGATCGATATAATGAATATATAACTTCTGAACCTGGTAGTGATGTTGCTCCATATGTATTCTCTAATCCGAAGATAAAGACTACCGGAGAACTTGTTAAAGAAATGAGTGATCTTATAGAAACAGAGGAAGGCCCTACAAAGCTTGATCCTATTAGTCATACATATTATACAAGGACTGCCGTTAATCCATTAAAAGCAAGACAGGTAGTAGAAGCTCATTATGCTGATGAAGATAATAGAGCTATTATGGATCAGACGTACAAGAATTATATGGAAACGCATAAAGATGAAAAAACATTATTTCCTGATGTACTTACATTTTATGCTAAACAAGCAGAAAATAGTAAACGTAATGACCGTAATACTATTGGTAGGGATGAAGAGTGGGTACAGAAAATGGAATACGAATGGAGTAAAGCAGGTCAATCCGGAAATGCAGGGATGCCTTATACTAACTTTATAATGAATGAACTTCCAAATATCCAAAGAACTAATATTGATCCTCTTTCAAATACACCAATGAAAGCAACCGAAAATGTAGGTACGGCTCCAGCATCAACTCCAGCAGTTGCATTTACTACATTTAAAAGATATAAAACTCAGACAACATTAAATGGTAAAGACTCTGGTGCAATTGTAAATACAAAATCAAACGGGAAGAAACCATTTTTGTATGATATTTCTGCTCAGGCAACCAATGTAGTAGATTATGTTAATATCAATGGAACATTATATATTGAAACAGAAATAATGTTTAATAATGGAGAAAATCTTGGAATGGGTGTAGCAACAGAAGGACCAGTAATTCCAGAAGACGTATTAACTGATATGGAGTTTATAAGAGATGAGAAGGTAATTGATCCCGGATATTCTTCTGGTGGCACAAATAAATCATGGGGAAAGGGTGCTTCATGGAAAGGTAGAATACTAATGCCTGCAAATATCAATGCGAGTACTATTATTGACTTTGAATCAAATGCACCAGGTGGAGGGATAGAACATATAAAAGAAGTATCACCGTGGTTAACACAAGATATTGAAACAAGAAGACTTACTGATCCTGCATTACTTCGTCATATGGTCAAGACAAGAACAGGTGTCGATATCGGTACTGGGATACAATCAGTAGAGTATGACCAAGATTTAAGTAATTCAGCTCAGTCAACAATAGTAGTACTAAAGAATGGTGATGGATCAGAAAGGGCATTAGATGTCAATACTGGCAAGATACATCAATTTCATTACGAAAAGTAATTATGACATTAGTTCAGGATAAACCAAAAAGAGTTCTTGATGGACCAGCATTAATTCCTTCTGTTGATTCTTCACTAAAAAAGGATTCTATTCAACCCATCTTAAAACAACCAAAAGGAACTCGTATTCTTGATGTTCCTGAATATCAATCTCCAATCAATGATTTTGTTCCTGATACTGATAATCCGGAAAAGCCTATAAAAGTTCCTTCAACTAAAGATGATGAAACCAATCTCAGTACTATTGATGATGAGATACAGAAGTTAACAGAAGAAAGCAGAACTGCCTGGGATGAATTTAAGAAGTCTATTGATCCAAACGAAACCCCTGAAGAACGTCAAAGGCGTCTACCGAATTTCAAACCCTGGTCAGAACAGAAAGCAGAGAGAGAGTTAAAGATTGCTAAACTGAAAGTTGTAAGAAGGACTATTATTGATAAGAAAACACCCACTACTCCGGAGATGGAGAATGATGTTATTTCATCAATAGCATTCAAACAGGATTCTGCCGGGCATATGATAAACAACTATGCTGGTATTGTTAATAAGATAGGTCTTCCAAAATATAACCGTATTGATAGGGAAACACAGGATCGTGATTTTGATGCAGTAGCAGCCTTTAATCTTCATAATGAAGAGAAAGCCGGGAATACACTTGCTCTTTATAATTTCAAAGCACTTACAGATAAACCACTAGTTCCACCGGAAGATCAGGCAGGTCTTAAAAAACTTCTTGATGATGCCCAGAAAGATCCTGAATTTTCAGGTGTAGGCAAGATATCCGGAATGTATAATTATGAAACGAAAAAGAAACGGATAGATCAACTTGTCAAGAAATATGTAGATCAGAAATTCAAAGATCTGGAGCCAGATGCCAGGAAAAACAAATATGCTGATTATGCAAAGACAATGAATGCTATCATGACTGTTGATATGAATGATGGCAGTTTATCAATGTATGGTCTTAAATCATATACAGAATCGATTGCTGACCAGTTAAAGGCAAGGTATGATGAAGTATCGGCATGGAGAGATCAGATCCACAATGCTGAATTCCCTGCGGATAAGAACAATTTAATGCCGTTACAGAAACTACTTGGTCAGGGTCCGGATTTTAAAATGAATTATGAGAACTTCCAGGCATACAAGGATCGTATTGAGAATGAATACGAGACATTAAAAGGAGCTCTTGAATTCTCACAAAAGATACTAAAGACACCGGAACAGAAACGTGGCATCCGTGATCTTGCTAAAGGACTTGGCAGGGATAATCTTCTTACAGATATTCTCACTCTTGGTATTGACGAGATGCAAAGAACGTTGAAGGTAGGTGAGATAGCCAATAAGATGAATGGTGAAAGTGGATATTATGAACCTACCTGGGCAGAAGCGAAGATTATGGAGATGTATTCCGTTATGCAGGAAGCACAATCAAAAGGTACCGTTGGTGACATCAGTACTATTGGTCATGGAGTAACTAATATGATTCCATACATAGTAACATTTGGAGCAACAAGATTTGCTTTCAAAGGAGCGCAACAGGTATTTAAAGCAGGTATCTCTGGAGTTTCCGATGCAGTACTTGGAAGCATGAAGCCAAGTATTATAAAAAGCATGACTGTTAATACAACTCCATTTCTTGCAAAGACACTTGGGAAGACTGAGATAAACTTCGCGAAGTATATATCTGATTATACTGCAAAAGCAATGGCGGCCGGAGTACAGACAGCAGCTCTACCACAATATCTGTTAAAGAATATTGCTGAAAGGGAGATGCCCAGGATAACTACTGAATTGAATGAAGATTTTACTGACGTCATTACCCAAATAGATCGTAATACTACAAATACCAAAGGAGAAGCAATCTATAAAGGTGCAATGGATTCATATTTTGAGATACTTACAGAATATGGTGGTCGGCATTTTATGAAGATGGCTAAACTCCCATTGAGAGGAGTAAAAGCACTGGCTGGAAAAGATGTGGCAAAAGCAATAGTTCTTAATAAATATTTTGAACTTAAAGGAATTAAATCATTCAGACAGGGAGTACAAAATGTCATTGAGAAAGGTCTTGGATGGCATGGAATAAGAGAAGAATATCTTGAAGAACTTGCTAATCAACTTGCTGTATATGCTACTACTGGTGATCGTCCTGATAGTTTTAAAGATTTCATGCATAATCAACTTGTTACTTTTGGCACTGTAGGACTATTTGGAGGATTTATGAAACTTGCTCCACAAGCAGGTCGTATTGCAAGATTTGGTTTCATTGGCGATGATATAGTCTATACTCAGAAAGACCCTCTTACTAAAAAGAAATCTATTATACGACTTCCGAATGAGTTTCATAAAGAATTATTGAAGATCTTCCAGGAAGGTGAATTTATTGATGATGAGAAGTGGGCCGGACTTATTGAAGCATGGAACTCAAAACCCAATAAGAAGGATAATCTCACTAAGGAACAGAATCTCTTTGTTGAAGAGTTGACATTACAAGCCAGTCAGCAAAAAATGTTTCGGAATCTTGCTATAAATGCAGCAAAGAAAGCAGGTCATATAATACAGGAACAAGAACCAGAAAATACTATTACCGAACTTAAAGAGAATCAGAAATTACTTACTAAGGAAGATATAGATAAGATAACGAAGAAAAATAAACAATATAATGAAAAGTACTCAGATCTTATTTCTCACGGATTAATGCCACAAGATGATACCGGACAGTTCATTGAACCTACTCCGGAGTATCTTGCAGAACAACGTGAGATATTAAAAGCAGAAGTTGATAAAGCTAATGAGAAAGACAGTGAAGGTAACTTCAAACAACTATCCAAAGAAAGTAAGGAAAGAATAAAAGAACTAAAATTTCAAAAGCTTACACTTAATCCTGTTACTGATACAGCAAAGATACGTGCAATAAATCAGGAGATTGAAGATATACAAAAGACAGTTCAGGAACCGGCACTTGAAGCAAGAACCAAGTTACAGGTTATAGAAGATCAACTTGATATAATGGCTGATGAACTTGGATTATCATTCAACTATAAACTACCTTCAGAAAAGCATAGCATCCTTCATGACGAGTTATCCCAGGGAAAGGTGATATCAGGGAAGGCTGACATGATAACTGACGTTAAAATGCTTATTACACTACCTGATGGCAGAAGAGTATATGCCTTTACAGGTCCTGAACCAGGGATAGACGAGACTGAAGCAGGTTACAAGAAACGAATGAACATCATTGCTGATGATATCCTTCTTAAAAAATCACCCGTAGAACTTGAATTAGTACGAAAGGAAGATTGGAATCCGGAAGATAAGGCGGCAAGAATAGATGTTGATAAGACTACCGGAGAACTTGTATCATTGCCTTATGGAGATAAGATAAACGTAAAAGTCAATGGAAAGACTATTGCAGCTGTCCAGATAACTGATTATAATGAAGAGAATCTTCGTAAAGCAAAGTATGCAAAAGCGAAAGAATTATTCTATGCCTCAGCTGGTGATATCCTTGATCGTATTGCTAACAATGTAGGCGCCAAGCATAATATCACTGATGATCAGAAGAAGAAGGCAACAAAAGTCCTGACAGATCTTGCTGTGTCAATAGCAGACATGGCGCAGATAAAGATATCTGAAGCTATTGACTGGATCCGTAGATTCATTGATGAATATCTTACATATACCAGTGAAGAGAAACAGTACATGAAAGATCTTCTTGCCAGGAATGAAGATATCATAACTACTTATCTCGAGCATAAACGTCTTGCAGCAAAAGGATGGGCAAAAGAACCAAAGACACCTACATTACAGGATCTTATTTTTGAAAGTACAGAAGGTGTAACAACCTCATCAGCACAGAAGGTAGATATGCATCTAAAGACATTTTTCCCGATATGGAAGGATATTGCATGGAAGTCAGGATTTGCTGTTTCACAAATTGTAAGACGGTTTTATCATATTGCGAATCTTAAATCTTTTGAGAACGTAACTAATGAAGAGACTTATAAGAACTGGTTACAGGAACAACGCAATGGAGATCTTCTTACTGAAGCAATAATAAATACCATCGAGAATTTTCCTTATAGTACTGCCATAAGTATATTCAATTTCTATTCCAATGTTACTATTGCCAAGCAAGTAGGTGTTATCATTGATAAGCAGGGTCGTGTCCGGATTGACATGCTTAATAAATCTGATCTGTATAGTGATTTTCTTTATAACCTCAACAGGAATATTGAACGACTTGGTATTGGAAGAATAAAAGATAAAGTAAGAGATTACAAAGTCTCCAGTGATAAGAAATTTTCACACTACAAGGAATTAACTTCAGAAGAACGCATTGCATTAAAGAAACAGCAATTTGAAGATGATCTTAATTTCCTTCAGGAGATAACTGGTATCCAGCGCGAATTATGGAGACAATATTTTAATGAAGAAACAAAAGAGACATATTCCTTTGCAAGTACTACCGATAAATCAATGACGAATTTTAAGACTATGGATAGTCTTATGGAACATGAAACATATCGTCAAAGTGAAGGTAGCAAAATAGATCGGTTTGGTAATCCTTATTTCTGGTTCCAGAATACTCTTGTCTTTAATCTTCTTAAAAATAAAGAAGTCCGTCCAGATCCAGTAGAAGGATTAACGAATGACCAGTATCTTACAGTATTCCGGAAGTTCTTTACTGAAGGTGACGAAGGCCGTAATGTTCTATCCAATCTTTATAAACTTGCTACCTCATTAAAAGATCAAGATAATATAGGTCTTGATGGGAAGAACGTAAAGAGTGACAGATTTTCATCATTTATCCAGTATAGTGATTTCTTTGATACAGCAATAAACATCCTTGATACTACAGTTGACAATCCGTTAACCAGGTTTTATATCCAGTCCGGAAAGAAGATGGAAGTCACATTACTAAATGGCATCCATAACAGATCTATCAATAATAACAGGGAAGGGAATACTGTTGATGAAATGAATACCGAAGATTTATGGGTTAGTCTGCTTTCACTATATGGAAAAGGAACTGATACCTATCTTCATAATGTAGGTCAATTCTCTGATAAACCTACTATCTATCTTATTGATGCGTCAAAATATAAAGATATTACTCCGGAACAAAGGAATATTGTTGTTAATCTTTTAGGTGGGAAAGTAAACTATGATAAAATAATTCTTGATATAAAAAAGAATATCATAGCACTAAATATTCCACTCTTCAGCGAATATGCCATCGGTAAACATCGCCCGGGTGATAATACGTTTGCCGAGTTCGATAACTTCGTGGATGGATTTGTTATCAATCATGTTCTTAATACCGCAGACACGCAAGAACTATTCTTCGGGAAATTTGAATCCTACGAGAAAAATGGTATGAAGCCAAGATATATTGACCTGGTGAAACGTGCCGGTAGTTCAAATAGTCCAGGATATCGAATGAATACTCATATCGAAGGAGGTCTTGACAAGATATTTACCTTTGCAGTCGCCAATGAACAAACTCTTCCAAAACTTGGCGTGAAAGAATCTATCAACGGCCAGATCTTCATGCGAGGTAAGGGATTCGCTGATAAAGCACAAATATCAATGGGAGATGTGTATTCAAAGTCAGTCCAATATCCTATTCTTGATTCACTGAAAGCAGTAATGTCATTCAAACATAAGGACACTAATCTTCGCGAACTGACAAAAGCAAACATTATAAACATTGATGTACTGGCAGAACTTCTTGGCGGGATATACCAGGAGATAAAAGATTTTATGGATAGTAATAAGATTGATATATTATCCATGCCCTCAAGTTCAAAGACGCATAGCGGAACCGACATAATACAACTTTTTGATAGTGAAGGAAAGATAAACAAGAATATTACTATTGATCCGGCAAAACATATTGAGGACAGAGAGACATCAACACTTTATGTCCAGCAGGATCTTCGTCATCCTACCATTGCTAAGACTACCAGCATGCCTTCCCAGTTCCTTACCAATATGTTCACCTTGAATAATTCCGGACAGATAATAGGATATATCTCAGAACTACAAAGGATAGGTCTTGAAAAACTAAGGGACCGTGTAGGGACATCAGATGAAAAGAAGAATGAATTTCTGAAGAAGAACATTAATGACTTCACACAACCTGATCTAAAGAAATTACTTGACAATGGATTGACCATTGATGATCCTGCATATCGTAATTTCATGCATACGGTAATCTCTGCTTCAATATCTAAACTTGCCCTTGATATTCCTATCAACCGGCTTACAACGCAGGAAATAGCCGATGCTGAGGGTATTTTAAAGCCATTACGTAAAACAAAGGATGGTAAACATACTTTACTCCCGGAGATAATAACAGGTATTGAAGGAGCCCGGGAAGCAAAACTCTTTAAAGGAACATATGACCAGGCATTAGCATATATAACAGTTCATGCTGACGAATACCAGGATCTCCTTGATAGTCCCTGGGAACTTGAAGAAGTGGAAGGAGGTATAAATATCCCCGGGGAACCAGTTATATCTACCCGCGTACCAGCTGATGGATTACATTCACATACTGTTGCCAGATTAAAAAAGAATATCGTTGGTCATAACTTCACTATGCTTGACCGTGTAAGTCAGGAAGCCAGCGGATCAGACTTTGACGGTGACTATCGGTTTAACCAGGTCTTCTTTAAAAAAGATGGAAGGGCAATAACGGATATTGATAAGGCTGAAGGTATTGCCAATGAAATAATGATGCTTGTAGTAAAGAGTTATACAGAACCAGAACTATTTGATTCGATCATTCGGGCAATAGATACGAAGGCATATGATAAGATAGTAGAGAATCTCAGGAGTAAAGAATCTTTATTGAGTGAAAATCGTCTTGATCCAAATTCATTCTTTGATGCCAGGTTAAATAATATGGTCGGTGTGGTAATGAAAGGTATCATGACTGATCATATGACTACATTCAGTTTATTGAACCGATATAAGCTTAAAGTAAAATCGCCACTTCGTCTTATCTACGATACAAAAGAAAACCTACAGATAGTAAATCTTGATAGGCTTGCTCAGGATGAATATGGTGCTATGAAAGCTCATCTATCCAATCTTCTTAACCTGTCATTCGATAATGCCAAGGATCCAAAGATTGAAACAATGGGACTGAATGAGATAACTGCGAATATGTTTATCATGTCAATGATAGCAAATAGCAAGAATTCATCAGAGAATTTTAAAAACTTCAAAGATAACTATGATGTTATTTATAACTCAATAGAAGGTCTTACATCATATTTCACCAGTCCTGTAATAAAAAGGTTTGTCTTTTATAAACGCCGGCAAGCAGGTGGTCTCCGGGATGAATCGAATGATCTTATAAAACTTCGGTTATATCAGGAAGCGGAAAGTGGAACTGAATTTACTAAAGGTGATGTCGATAATATGTTTGAGTTATGGTATGCCTCTTCCGAACTTTCAGATATGCGTACCTTGTACCGGTTGACACAGGAAGGACCAAAGACATATTCAGACTATATCAATGCCAGGCATGTAGTAAGGAAGATCCGGAATCAGAATCCAAAGACTGGTGGCATGCGTTATTTTGATACTAGACCTTTATTTGTGGAAGATAAAGATGATCCTGCACGAATGCGATTTGTTACAGAACTTGCTATAACAGAAAAAGTATTACTCTTTTCACAGGACCATGTATTTAATGATATCATTGAAGAATCCAGCCCCGGGAAACAGATATTCACTTATCTATTTAAGATCCTGCAGAAGCAGAATCCGAATATGCGTGAGTTATCAAAGAAAGATCTTAATGTCTTTAGCAATTCACTTTCAAAAGTATTTGATATCCGGGCTCTTGGTTATAAAAAGAACTATTACCAGACAAAACGTGATATCTTCAAGTTATTCCCTTTACTAAAGAATGAATTTATCGAAGGACTTTCGGAAGAAGAAAGGAAAGAAAATAAGAAAAAATATTCTATCTACGAAGGGAATGAGTTTCTCAATAACATCAGGTTTGTAGAAAGAGAAATACAAAAAGAAGATCAGCCAAAGAAAACTGCAAAAACGATAGGTATCCGTCCGGAATATGCTCATTCAAAGATACCAGATGCGAAACTCAATCAGATACGTGCAGACTTCGATAAACTTCCGGAAGAGATACAGGATCTGTTTGCAGCCTATGTAGGTTATGAATATGGATTCCTTAATTCATCATCCAATGGTGGATTCTTTTATCTTTTTGGTGATAAGTATCGTGTTGAGTTATCCAGGAAGATGTCGGAAGAAAAAGAGAAATGGTTATCTGATGATTTCACTTCACTGGAAAAATATCGTATTGCCAAGTGGATGCAAAGAACTATTAGTAATCGTAATGTTCGCGATGAAGATTCAGGTGTCACTTATTCATCAATCATTGATTACTATAATGAACCACTAATAAAAAGTCCGGTATCTACTGATGCTCTTGAATCAATAGAATCAATTAATAATACTGATAAAGCACAGATCGTCGAAGAATACACCAATATACTTCTTGAACATGGAATTAAAGGATTGAATGATTGGATAAAAGAAGTTCTTGGTATATCGTCGGAAGATACTACAAAGTTATCTATCAGTGGACATGCTAAGTCAGCGATAAAACTATTCAGAGAACGTCAGGAACAAAAAGCAAAACTTCATTTTCCTAATGAAGATCAGACAGAGAATCCGGTAAGAAGTCTTATAAAAGGTGATGTTCACACTGAAGCAATGATAACGAATGATCCTGGGTTACAGGACCGCATATACTCATTCCTTAAAAAACAATATCCGGATCTGAGGTTATTCACTGATAGAGATACTTTCTATAATCATGTCAGGTTAAATGGAAACAGATTAAAAGATGTAAACCTGTCAGCTATTGGTCATGCTTTTAAGAATGCCATATTTATCAATCCTGATAGTGATATACAAGAGATCATCTTTCATGAGATGTCACATATCTATTGGGATCATCTGCCTGCAGAACAGCCAGAGAAGAAGAAATTAAGGGATCTATATCGTGAGTTTTACCCAGCTGATCAATATGACCTTAATGAACTTGATGAAATGATCATATTTGATATTGGTCATGTAGGTACCGAATATGCCACGAAATTTCTCGATATGTCCCGATTTGACAGGTTTCTTGAATTACTAAGAGACTTTTGGAGACAGGTAAAAATATTCTTTGGTAAGTATTCCGGAAAAGATCTTGTTACTGATATGGTAAGGAATATCTATACCAATAAAGACGGAATAAAACTTGAAACAATTGAAGGTCATGCCGAGGTAAAAAATCTTGTACTTCTTGATAAAAAAGATCATGGTATTGACAGAGATAAATCTGCCCATAGTTGCCGACTGGGAAATATTGAACTGCCCGGAATAACAAGTGTGATAAAGAAATTCGAGTACTTCCAATTCGATCCTGATGAAACAGCATCAATGAGTATTGAGAAGTTTAAATCCAGTTATAAGAAGGTTACTAGAATGGATCCTACACCAAAGATGATAGAAGATGAACTTGAAGGATTAAAACTCAAATGGGCAGAGTCAGGTATTGCCGGAACAGATATACATGCTATTGCTGAAGCAGTATTTATGGATAAGTCAATAACTGATCAACTTACAAGTAGGTTTACCACAAAAGAAGTCCTTGCAGAATATGTTAAGACATTGAATCATCTGAAAGCTGAAATACTTGCCAAATATCCACAAGCGACATTCTATGCAGAGCAGGATCTTATATCATTAAATTTCAAACTTTTTGGTATCGCTGACCTGATTGTTGATATAGGTAATCATGAACTTATTGTCTTTGACTTTAAAACCACTGATAAGGAATTTAAGGATAAGGATAACAAAGAGACCGATGATTATACCAAGAACTATGGTATGTTACGATCTCCTGTATCTAATCTAAAACAATCCAAAAAAACAAAACATATACTCCAATTAAGTATTGAAGCTGCTATACTGGAAGAACAGGAAAATGAAATACAGAAAGGAGAAAAGAATAAGGTTGTTGGTTTATATGTAGTTCCTATCATGCGTGAAGTTGATGAAAATGGACTCATAAGCAAGGCAAGGATATCAAATATAGTTGAAGAACCCGGAACAGAAATAACTTATGCTTTAAAGAACTCCGTTAAGATTGCTTACGAGAAAGATCTTGCTATTGGATTGCTTACCAAATTTGCAGAAGTTTATAAGGATCTTGAAGCCTCATTTCCGGAATTTGATTTCAAACTAAAGCAGGCTGGTGTATCTGCACCTATACGCAAGGAACTGATGTCTGCTGAATCTTATCTGTCAACGGTATCAACGGTCCCTCTTTCTGAGATAACGCATGGGACGCTTCAGGATATACGAAACAATGGTCTTCGTTCCAGGCATCGTAAGTTTGTAATGGATCTGGGATATGATTCAAAAGATTATGCAGATTATCCATTTGAACTATTTTTATTCCTTACTGACAGGAATATACAGAAACGGCAATATCTTGAAAGTAAAAAGACATTCTTCAAAGAAACAAAGGTAGGCGCTAATACCAAAAGAGTTCTTAATCCAAAACTTACTGAAGAACAACAGAATAGAACGTATTATCATACTAATATTGATGGTATTGATATCTATTCTCATGAGGTAGGAACAAAGAATATTAAGAAAGATCAGAAGATCGTTGAAATCTATGAAGTTCCGGGAGCAAAGAAGAAATATAAAGAGTTCCGCATATTCACAGTAACAGAGATCAATCACAGATATAAATGGGTTCGTGTTAAGGATGATGAGACAAATGTTGAACATACTATTTATCAGGTAGCCGCGGATGAGGGTGTTCTTGCATATGACGAAACACCAGACAAGTTAAGGCATACCGAGAAAGAGAATTTTGTACAAAGGTATATATCCATTGAGGAACCTATCATGCAGGAACATTGGGTACATAATGCTGATATCACTCCTGAGAACCAGGCATCTGAAGGTAGATTGTGGAGATTCTTCGGAGAATATGATACTAGGGAGAAGATATTGAAGCTCATGAATAATTATGATGAGATGGTACAGATCTATCATGACCTGGCAAATGATGATATCAGTAAACCTCTCCGGGAATTTCTTGGTGAAGTTCTTGTTAACCATGATATGGCTGAACAGATACGTACCGAACATAAATTTGGACCTTCATCAATGATGCCAATGACGTTGAATGTTTATTATATGCTTACCAGACCTGAAAAAGAGATAATGGATCTTGATGGATGGTGGAAACAAGGATATTATTGGCAGCCGGCAAGGATGATGAGCTCTGAATATACTCACTTCAATTATCTCATGTATGGATTGGAGAAAGGATTTCGTAAAGCAGCAGAGGAACAATATGTTTTACGACATAAATTAGCACGTTTCATGTTAAATAAGGATAACAAAGATTATCCTAAAGATTTCGATATTGATAATGTCGTAAGTACTAAGCGTGGTCATAAACATTATGTACTTCCAAACACAAGAAACCTTAGTGAATCAGAGAAAGACTTTCTTGAAATAATATATAATCATTACTACACTTTTGTTTCTCCATATGTCTATGCCAAGAAACAGGCTGAAGCAAAAGGACAGACTAAATATCCAATGCTTATTCCGGTAACAAAAGTATTTGCTACACGTGAAGAGATGCAGGAAGATCCTACCATTGGTCGTAGTTGGGGTGGAGTATTACATGAATTATTACAGCCTTCAATATATGATGATACTCATGTCCAGCTTGTAGAAAGAGTTGATGGTATTCTAAAGGAGATCCCCGGTAAATACATGAAATGGAAAGATATAAAGGATGATTATATCGATCAGATGGAAGATGCTAATACAAAGGAAGATTGGCTTGGAAAGCGATGGAGACATAAATTTAGGCATATACCTGGAATAAGGAAGTCAAGTATGATCCCCGGGAAACTTGCTTATTATCATAGAGAAGTACAGAAGAATTATAATACCGGAAAAGGAAAAGGAAATAAACTACCATCAAATCGTCAACGCAGGATATCATCCATGCATAGCCTTCATACTGTATTCCAGACAAAGTATATCATTGAAGCAGAAGAGAAAGTTATGGAATCAAATCTGTTTGCTTTCTATATGAAGCGTACTATGGCGCCTATTGATTATGTACTGAAGGCATACGAAGGTCGGACTAATATTCAGAAGTATCTTGCTGAGTTTACAGATTTTCTTGTCTTTAAACGTGGAAAGAATCTTAGTTCAGAAGCAACAGCACTCGTTGATTTCTTTACAAAAGTTAACTCACTTGCAAAGATTGCCTGGGCTCCGAAAACATCTATTTATAACTTTGCTATTGGTCAGAGTATGGATATCATCCGAGAACCTGCAGCATGGGCTAAGGGAATAGGTAGATTCAGACATAATCCTAAAAAGGCTTTAAACATCATTGGTCGTTATGGTATTGGTACTGTGATTGATGAAGCTCGTTTTGATGAACTAGCCAAGATGTCAGGAGTAAAATATTCATGGGAAGACAAGACTCATAGTAGATTTACTATTAATCAGATTGCCGAGAAAGGTTATGTTTTAATGGATAAAGTGGAAAAGATGAACCAATTTCCTGTGTATATTGGTCTCATGACAGAAGATGAATGGAACGCTTATGATGAAGAAGGAAATATTATTGATGAGACAAAATATAAACATCTTAGTCCATATCGTCGGCAAAGATTATCAAGTATAGTAAAAAGTATTCATGGTGATTATCGTCCGGAAAATGCTGCACCATTCTGGAACACTAATCTTGGTCGAAGTCTTGCACAGTTTAAGAAATGGATCCCTGCAATGGTATGGGAAGAGATAGCTCCATATCATTTTGATAGGGATTATCTTGTGCATAGTGGTATTGTTACTTCTCTTTCAATGCTTACCAGAACAATAAGATTTAACATATCTTCTGAACAACAACGTGCTGATCGTTATATGAAAGTTATTACTGAGAGATGGCCAGATATTGAGAAAGCAGAAGCAATAAATGTAAAGCCTCTTACCTTGGTGGAAATGAAAAATAAGATAAAAGAAGATGGAGAGAGAAAAAAATATGTGCTTAAAAACACAAAGGATTATATTGATCTTCTTATATCAGCCAGAAATGGCGGAAGAATAAACATGAAATCTGACTTCTCGGAAAATGACAAAAAGAAGTTAGTCGCCGCATTTCTTCAGATGGCAAGTTTCCTTGCGATAAGTATTGCTATTGCAGCAATAAAATCAGGTGGTGATGATGAACGTAAATTCAAACAGATTGCAGGATCATTCTGGTTAAAATTTCTTATCCGTTATAATAATGATATGTTTATGTATCTCCAGCCAAAACAATGGAGTAATCTCGGTGATAACTTTGGTATTGCTTATATTGATGCTATACTAAATATGAAAAATTTCATAGTAGATTTTAGTACATATATGTATAGCATGGGAGATAACTTTGTTGATACATGGCAGGAGAAAGGATTTGAAGAAGCAATACAGCACGGATTCTGGAAAGATGAAGGTATCTATACCAAAGATGGATCAATGCCTGAGAAATGGCCTAAATTCGTTAAGGATGCCCTTGGATTCGTTCCTGCAGGTGGATTAGGTAAGTCAATCATAAGTACAGGTATGTGGCTTGGTGATTTCAGATCTGTTGTCAGGACTATGAGAAGGAAAGGATATTCTGAAGAAATAATCAAACAGACCATTGAAACGATGGATGAGTCAATATCATGGAGGGAACGTAATAGAGATATTGCAAAGTATGAAGCAATGATTGCAGTAAAGAAGAAAGCTCTTACCTGGCGCGCTTTGCAGAATAAAGAAATTACATGGGAGGTACGAGACATACAGAACTACCAGAAAGAACTTGATAAGATACTTCGGGATAATAATTCTTACAGGGGATATCAGAATATGATTGAAGAAAATATTATTGATCAGGAGACCATAGATGGATATTTTGAAGATGCTAAGAAACATGATAAATTTTTTGGCAAGAAAAAAACAATATCACCCAGGGAATCACATGAGAGCTTTGAAGAATCAAGGAAAAGCATACAAAAGAAAAATTCTTTAAGAACAAATCCGAGTATCTATGATGAATTAAAGACTAATCGTTAACTTTAAAAAAATAAAATTATGGCATATACCGCCTTTTTCCCATCTTTTCTTGCACAGGAATCCCAGGATGCCATGCAACTGAAGATCACAGATAACTCTGTTTGGAATGGAGAATCAGGGTTTACTACAATAGCAACTGTAGAGATATCGTATTATGACGAGAATGATGTTCTCATCAATTTTGATCCATACGAACTTATTGTTGGTGCTGATGCAACGAAATTCAATGAATTTCTTGACAGGACTGCAGGTCATGTCATTGAACTTTCCAGTCTTACCATTGGCGGAGTTGCTGCACCAGACAGATTTCCGGAAGGATATTATATCATAAAGATATCTTTTAGTGAAGGGTCATATGCTGTAGGGACATTTCCTTACTTTGAAAATCCCCAGGCATTCCTTGCTAAATGGAAATTTATGACGAGAACAATGGTATCAGATCTTCTTGTCTTTCCTATGACAGACGAGATATATCGTATCAACAGGGATATATTCTTGCAAAGGATATACCTTGACATGGCTGAAAATGCAGCTGATTATGGGAAAGTATTAGAGTTTAAAAACTTTGCAACTCTGATACAAGGAGTATTCGACTATTATAGCGTGGTAGATACCTGGTGATATGACACAGACAGAATATAATGATTCATTGGATATTTTATTTCTTAACGAGATAAAATTCGCAGATGTCGTTGCGAAACTTCGCAGACGAATGGATTCTGATGCTTTTAAGAAAGAAGAACATCTTATGATGTTTGATAATGTCATGTATGCTCTTCGTGATTATGACGTGACTTCTGATGGTCTTGCTGATGATCAGATACAATCACTCTTTGAACTTGGTACACAATTATCATTAACCTGGCCGAAATGAGTATACAATTTGCATCTAACAAAGATTTTCCGGAACTCGATAGTGCTTCCGGTAAACCAATGAAACCATCAACTACTGTAGGAACACAGGGTGCTACAGGAGTACAAGGAATTCGTGGATCACAAGGCATTACTGGTATACAGGGTGCTGATGGTTCCCAGGGATCATCAGGTTCATTAGGATCTCAGGGTTCTTCCGGAATTCAGGGAGTACAGGGAACTATTGGTCTTGGTCTTCCAGGATCTCAGGGTATATCAGGATCAGGAGGACTACAAGGTGCCACTGGAGCCACAGGAATAGGTATACAGGGATTACAGGGTACTCTCGGCATACAAGGTCCATCAGGAGGTGTTCAGGGCGCACAAGGCACTATTGGACCTCAAGGAATTATGGGATATCAGGCAACGGCAGGAGCACAAGGAATGCAAGGGGCAATAGGTCCTCAAGGATATGGAGTGCAGGGAACACAAGGACCTGCTGCCGGGCCACAGGGTGTTCAAGGTATTCAGGGAGAAACAGGGATACAGGGTATTCAGGGTAACGTAGGACCACAGGGCATGGCTTCTTCACAGGGAATACAAGGACTTGCAGGAGTACAAGGACAGGCAACAACTGGAGTTCAGGGAATACAAGGTAATCAAGGGATGGCTGGATCTATGCAGGGAACTACCGGATCACAAGGTCCTCTTGGTATTCAGGGTATTCAGGGAAATTTTGGACCTCAAGGAATGGCGTCTGGTCAAGGAACTCAAGGTACCCAAGGTGTGATAGGTCAATCAGTAACAGGAGCACAAGGATCAATAGGAATGCAAGGAACGCAAGGACCAAGAGGAATACAAGGCGCACAGGGAAATACCGGAACTCAGGGGGTACAAGGAGTCATAGGAACAATAAATGTTACTTCTGGGACAGCTGCACCTTCTGGTGGTAGTGATGGTGATGTATATTTTCAATATGAATAATCATGGCAAGGAAGACATTTGTAAAAATAGGATCTACCTGGCGTGAAGTAAAAGCCATTTGGAGAAGGATATCTGGAGTATGGCATACTGATGTTATTGATTATATCAAAATAAGTGGAACGTGGAAGCAATGTATTGATGTTAATACATATACTTCATATCTTACTGTAGATGCTTCTGGATGGACTATACTTGTTGCCCCTTCAATGAGCACATATTGGGGAACTATATCATTTAGTGAAGCAACAACTGATCATGACATTGCTTCTCTTTTGATCAGATGCAGGGTTTATAATAAGACAAATGCACTTGTAGCCACTGTGATATTCTATAATTCAGCATATTCTGCTTACGACTCACTTGATTCTTATTCTGAGGTAGTATGGGGGCCACCAATACCTGCAACCGGATATCATCTTATACTTGAGTTTCTTGAAAGTTAATTATTTTCTTTTTTATATTTTATTTTTTTAATAATTATATTTATTTCTCATGGATCGAAATCTTTGTAAAAGAGTATTAGCCGGTGGAGGATCTATTCTTCCACTTGTAATACCAGGAAATGAAACTGGTGGCACAGGACTTATGAATCCTTCAATTTTACTTGACGATAATGGAGAACTTATTGTTAACCTACGTCATGTAAACTATGTACTTTATCATTGTGAGGAAGGTCAGTTATTCCAGAACCGTTATGGACCCCTGGCTTATCTTAATCCGGAAAATGATATCAAACTAAAAACTACCAATTTTATCTGTATACTTGACAAAGAGACTTTTGAAATAAAAGAATATTATAAAGTTGATACTTCGAAATGTGATATTGAACCGGTATGGGATTTTCATGGTCTTGAAGATGCCAGACTTGTAAGATGGGATGGTAAACTTTATCTTAGTGGAGTAAGACGTGATGTTATCCCTGATCCCGGGAATAAACCTGGACAGGGAAGGATTGAATTATCACATATTCTAATTAATCCAAGTAAGCCAGATATGGTAAGAGAATCAACTCGTTTTCGAATACCTGCAATAGTTCATGAATCTTATTGCGAAAAGAATTGGATGCCAGTAACTGATCTTCCATATACTTATGTTAAATGGTGCAATCCAACAGAAATAGTTGAAGTTAATCCTAAAACAAAGACATCAAAACAAATATTTCTTTCATCACAAGTATTTCAACTCGAAGGAGATCTTCGCGGAGGATCCCAGGTCATTCCATATAAGGTAGACAGAATATGTCTTGTACATGAGGTAAGATTATTCCAGAATAAACTTGGACAGAAAGATGCAAAATACTTTCATAGATTTGTTGTATGGGATAATGATTGGAAGATTGTTCAACTTACTGATGCTTTTTCATTCATGACAGGAGAGATAGAGTTTTCTTGTGGGATGACATTTTTTAATGATGATTTATTAATAACATTTGGATTTCAGGATAATGCAGCATATCTATTAAGAGTTCCTGCTTCAATGATTGATTCTATTTTATATGAACAATACTAATCTTAATAAAGCACTTGTTAATTATATAAATGATCCAAAGTATCCTTTATATAATTTCGAACTTGGCAGATGGTATGAAACCGATGGTCAGTATGCCTCTGCATTGTCATTTTATCTCAGAGCTGCAGAATTATCTACCAACGAACTTCTAACCTATGAATCGGTTCTTCGTATAGCTATATGTGTTGAGAGTATCAGAAACCGTGTCTATAGCCTAAAAGGAATTGTTTTAAGGGCAATATCACTGATGCCAAAGAGACCTGAAGCTTATTTCATGATGGCCCGTATATGTGAGCAGAATAAGGACTGGCATGATGGTTATGCCTTTGCAGTTATTGGTGAATCGTTAATTACTGATGGGGAAGAGAAACTTAAAACTGATGTAGGTTATCCCGGGCGTTATGGATTTACATTTGAAAGAGCAGTCACAGCATGGTGGATAGGATTATATGATGAATCTATTCATTTGATGCGTCAACTTGAAAAGGATAACCAGATACGTCAGGATTATCGCAATGCAGTAGTGAGCAATATAAAAAACTATGGTTATCTATGGAAGCGTCATCTGAGATATGATCAGTCAATGTATGCTGATCTGAGGATGAAATTCTCTGGAGCATCTGGTATCAAAGAAAACTTCTCTCAGTGTTTCCAAGATATGTTTATCCTTATGATGTTGAAAGGAAAACATAAGGGTAATTTTCTCGAGATAGGTTGTGGTGATCCATTTTTTAATAACAATACTGCATTACTTGAAAAGAAATTCGGTTGGAGTGGATTATCAATTGATATTGATCTAGAGAAAATTGGTAAATTTAACCTTAAAAGAGAAAGTACTGCATTTTGTGGTGATGCAACAAAAATAGATTTTGATAAGATACTTCGTGAAGATTATTATGATTATCTCCAAATAGATTGTGATCCAGCAATAATATCATTTCAGGTACTTCAAAGAATACCTTTCGAGACAGCGAAATTTGCAGTAATAACATTCGAGCATGATAACTTCTGTGATGAACGGAAAGATATAAAAGAACGGTCCCGGGAATATCTCAGGTCATTCGGATATATTATGGTCGTTAATAATATTGCAGAAGATCGTTTCAGTGATTTTGAAGACTGGTGGGTTCATCCAGATCTCGTTGATAAAAATATTCTTTCCCGGATGATCTGTATCTCAGATAAACCAAAAAAGGCCGATGATTATATTTATGGCAGGATATAACAATTAATACTTACTACAATGGCAGACGATACCGGAACAGTTGTTTATTTTCCAGGACAGGAACCTTCCAAACCGAAGGTATTCAGTAAATCAACGTCTCGAAAGAAAGAGATAATAGCTATTCAAGGTGTTGCTGGGATACAAGGGGCTCAGGGTGCAAGTGGCGTCCAGGGCCCTTCTTTTGGACCACAGGGAACAACAGGATTGACAGGATCGCAAGGGTCAACTGGAATACAGGGAAGTATTGGATCGCAGGGTATACAAGGAAATAATGGAAGTCAGGGATCATCAGGATCACAAGGGATACAAGGCTTAAATGGTAGTCAGGGAAATCAAGGACTGACAGGTACCGGGACTCAGGGAGCACAGGGCTTGCAAGGTGTCTTTGGCATACAAGGCAATCAGGGATTTACTGGTGCAGGACTTCAAGGTGTGATAGGATCACAAGGAGTACAGGGGCAGGATGGTTCGCCTGGTGGAGCACAGGGAATTCAAGGGATACAAGGGTTAACAGGGATTCAAGGCAATACAGGCATTCAGGGATCGCAAGGTATTCAGGGTAGGCAAGGACCAGTAGGATTGCAGGGATTATCAGGTAATACCGGATTACAAGGGTTTACAGGAACAGGATTACAGGGTGCCGCTGGAGGACAGGGAGTGCAAGGGTTACAAGGAATAACCGGATCGGTATCTCTAAATAATGGATCTAATAATAGAGTTGTTACTTCAGATAATTCTACCACATTAAACGGGGAAGCTAATCTTACATTTGATGGCAGTCAACTTGGAATAACAGGAACAGTTCTGGCATCAAGTACTATGACTGCTACAGACTTTATCATGTCATCCGACAGAAGGTTAAAGAAAAATATCGGACCTATTATTCCGGAATATCTTGATATCGATTATAGAATGTTTGAGTTGATAGCAGAACCAGGTAATCAGAGATATGGTATAATAGCACAGGAACTTCTTGAAAAATATCCTGAACATGTAAGAAACAAGAATACAATAATGTCGATATCTTATATGGATATTTTCATAAGAGAGATAGTTTATCTGAAAGCAAAATTAAAAGAACTTGAAGATAAGATGGGATAATTATGGCAACATTTTATGTAAAGACATATGCTACTGGTGGTAGGGATGAAATTGGCAGAAACGGTTCTGTAGGTCAGGAATGGGCTACTCTTTCATATGCCATTAATAGAGTTACTACCCCAACAGATATTATTCATATTAATACTGGTTCTTATAGTGAATCTGGGCAAATGTTATTGTCCAATGGAGTAAGTATTGAGGGTGATGGAAGGAGTCTTGTTACTATTACTTTGACATATAATGCAAGTTATCCATGTATAAAAGCAGAGTCTTCTGGACAATGGGGGAATCCAAGTTATGGCAATCAACATATATCTGGGATTAAATTTGTAGGTTCAACAACTCCGGGTACTCCTATTGGTCATACAGGTATTGGAATTAATTATCGCTCAAATGTTGAAATTTATGATTGTGAATTTGTAGATTTTGTACGTACTGCTGTCTGTTTTGCAGGAGAACCTACATGGAATATGTCTACGATAGTTAATCCATACAATAACATATCAGATGTTGATTGGGAATATCTTCCCAATACCAATGGATTTTGTACTGGAAATAAATTTTATAATAATATAGTAACTAATTGTGCACATTTAATATCTGGAACAGATTATTCAGGTGCATTATGTATAGGTACTCAGAATGGGATATTGATTTATGGAAATACTATTACTTGTAAATCAGCCACTGATAGAAATGCCGGGATGCCAATAAAGTTCTGGGATGTAGGATTTAATAGGAATGTAAAAATATATAATAATACTCTTGATGCTGGCAGACAAGGTACTAATTATTGGGCATTTGCTATTGAATTATGGTTTGATTTAGGAGGTCAAGAAATCTACAATAATAATATAACGGGATGTATTGATTTTTGTGATTCTTGGGATCAATATGGTGTTGGATATGGGTCGAGGATATATGATAATGATATTGGTCAGCTAAGTTTAGGTTCAATATCATTATTGGATAGAGCGATTCATTTTGAAGGTGCTCATATTGATTCATATGTATTTCGTAATTATATTCATCATGTAGCTCGTGCTATTTCTTTTAACAATGCAAATTCCCATGGATTAGAATATTATAATAACGTTCATATTTATGATAATGTGATGGTCGAATTAGGTCAGACTTATGGTAGTTGGCAGTGTTGGGGATTGCAGTGGTCGAATAGTGTTGTATCTGCACCTCTATTTCAAAATATTTATATTCAGCATAATACTATTGTAGCTTCCGAGTCAAATATTTCTCCGACAACTTATGGTATTATGATTCCGACTGTAAGTCATTTAAACGGTTTTTATGTAGAAAACAATATAATTATAAATTTTGAGAGAGGTGCAATATTCGGGATAGGTGCAAGAACTCAGTTAACTAATGTTCGTCTTCGTAATAATCTTATTTATGATTGTTATAATAGTAATGAAGATGTTACGTATGATGGTAGTTTTACTCCTACTACCGGAATATCATATTCAGGAACAGTAAAAGCGAGTCCTTCATTTCTTGGCAGTGGTGATGATCCATATCAATTAAGTTCAACTTCCTCTCCAGCTTATCATGCTGGACGGGATCTTGATATAGCAACTGATTATGCTGGTAATCTATTTCATGCAACAACACCAAGTATTGGAGCATATGAATTAAATGCAACACCACCAATATCATTACTTGAGGGATTAAAAGCATGGTGGAAAGGAACAGAACGATCAGGATCTACAATATATGATTCTACAGTAAATATTTACCATGGAACTGTTGTCGGAAATCCTACCCTTGGTACTGAAGGTATTATTGATTATGCTATTGAATTTGATGGGATCGATGATGTAATAAATTGTGCTGCATCAGTAGGAGATATGGCATATAGTGATATATCAATATCATGCTGGGTATATCTTGTATCTTCAGTAAATACATATAATGGTATTCTTGGAAATTGGGGTTCAGATCCATATGTATATGCAAATTTCGATGATACTGATAGATTTCGTGTACGGATAGGAATATCTGGATCGGAATATGCTGTTATACTTAGTAATTCTCCTGCAAATACAGGTACATGGTATCATTTTGTATTTCGTCTTGACCGTGATGGGAATATGGATATGTATATTAATAATGTAAAACAAACCGATACTGTAAATATATCAGCATATTCTGGAATTGATCTGTCTAATTCGAATAATTTTAATCTTGGGAATATCGGGAGTGCATTATCTGGTTATTTCGGTAAGATCAAATTATGTCATGTTGGATTATATAATAGATTACTTACTGAAACAGAAATAGGATTGTTATATAATAGTGGCAATGCTCTTGATTATCCATTTGCAGGAGGTGCGAAGGGATCGGTACCGGATACGACAACATTTGCTTTATCCGATGTCATTGATTGTGTAGAACCATCCTCAAATAGTCTTGGTGAGTCATTTGTTGATTCTATTGATGGATTATTTGATGTTGCCTATAAAGGATCAAAAGATAGATTATCAAATTTTAGAAACTATAATGGATAAAAAAACATCTATACTAACTATTACGCCTGAAACTCGTTTTAGAGCATACATAGGAAAAACTAATATTATTATTGATCAGTTAAGACAACAAATACAATCCGTATCTGGAATACAGGGGATACAAGGTCCTGCTGGTGAAGGTGTACAAGGATTATCTGGTCTCTTTGATGGTGGATATCCTGATACATTACATGGAGAAACGTTAATTATAGATTTAGGAGAAATATAAAATGGCAGGAACATTCCAACATAAACGTGGTACAGCATCCCGCTGGACATCAGTAAATCCAATATTACTTGCAGGAGAACCTGGATATGAAACTGATACCAGTAAATTTAAGGTAGGTAATGGTATTGATGAATGGAATAATCTTCCATATTCATCCGGTGTTCAAGGAATAAATGGCAGTCAGGGAACTACTGGAATACAAGGAAATGTAGGAATTCAGGGATATGCCGGTGCTGGAAGTCAAGGTATCCAGGGATTATCTGGTATTCAGGGTAATAATGGGATGCAAGGATTAACTGGAGCTGGAGTGCAGGGAACAATAGGAATACAAGGATCTATAGGACAACAAGGAACTACCGGATCTGGATTACAAGGTATTCAAGGTATATCCGGTAATCAAGGCAGTAATGGATTACAAGGGACGATAGGATCACAAGGAACGAATGGAATACAAGGAATTCAAGGCAATTCTGGAATACAAGGATTACAAGGAAATAATGGAATACAAGGAACACAAGGTATAATTGGAGAAATAGGCATACAGGGAATTCAAGGAACGACTGGATTGCAAGGATTAATTGGAATACAGGGAACTGATGGAAGTCAAGGAACGCAGGGAATTACTGGAGAAACAGGTATTCAAGGAACACAAGGGATAACAGGATCGCAAGGTTTAACCGGAATACAAGGACTAACAGGAATTCAAGGATATGAAGGTTTACAGGGAACTCAAGGAATACAGGGAATAACAGGACTCCAGGGACTTCAAGGAATATTAGGAATCCAAGGGAATGATGGTACGCAAGGTATTACAGGATTAGGTGATCCTGGGATTCAAGGTACTATTGGAACTCAAGGATCTACTGGTTCTCAGGGAACAGATGGATTACTTGGATTTCAGGGTACTACAGGTACACAAGGATTGACTGGAATACAAGGATTAACCGGTGTTCAAGGAACAGATGGTAGTCAAGGAATTCAGGGGATACAAGGTATACAAGGAATACAGGGGACGCAGGGAATACAAGGAATACAAGGAATACAGGGCATTCAAGGAGTTCAAGGAACTCAAGGAGTTCAGGGAATTCAAGGAGAAACAGGAACAGGATCAATTTCTGCATATACACTTGCGGGTGATCAGGCTACTGGAGCGAATACTACACCTGTTACACTTACAGGTCTTGTCTTTTCTTTTGAAGCAAATAGTAAATATAGAATTAAAATACTTGGTGCTATTTCGCCAGCTGCTGCAACAACTGGGTGTGGTTTCCAATTTGATGTTAGTGCAGCTGTAACAACAATATGGTTAGAATTTTATCATCAACTTGCAAGTACTGGTACATTAACTGGTGGTCATTCAATTGCTGATGATGCGTCTGTAGGTGTTTCAAGTGGTGCGCCATCAACTGGTATATATCCTGTTATGGGAGATGGTATAATTATTACAGGAGCAAATACTGGTACTGCACAATTACGATTTAGATCTGAAACAACTGCAATAATTACATGTAAGGCAGGAACAACGATGACGGTAGAAAAAATAGCATAGCATAAAAAAAGAGGCTTTCGCCTCTTTAGAAGTACTATCCTTTTCTAACCCGCTCGCTCCGGTAAATATCCTTTCTCATGGAACTCATATGATCAGTATGAGCCAGATACTCAGTCAGGTCTTCATTTCTCTACGATCTCAGGTTTTATAGAGCTTATCCCTGCAAGTTCAGTGTAATGTGCTACTTTAAAGACATTACATGCCTGCCAGTCTATTACCCGGGGAAGATCCCACTCTTCAGCATGCTCCGGAAGGAATGGATTTACTTCAATACCTACTTCCAGCTGATCCTGTATTGCTTTAGGAATTTCGATCTTATCCCAGGCAACGACAAAGTATCTCTTTATATCTGCCATTTGTTCGTTTTTCTTTACGGCATATAACTGTGGAAGGATAAGTCCACCGGGAGAACGCATTTCTGATGATGCTACCTCGACAAGATATATCCTACCATTTACAGGTGTTAAAAGGCATTTCGGTATCTCGAGTTTCTTTGTGGCAATTATCTCATCTGGTGATTTGATCATCTTGCGTTCGATAGTTGGAGATACTGAACTTTCTTTATAACATTCGTCTATAGTCATTGGATGTTTACGATGATCATCAATAGCATCTGCCATTAATCGGATATCATTCTTTCTCTCTTTTTTCATTTTATCTTTTTAATTAATTTTAGTTGAAAAGTTCTTCTCAATATTACGCAATTCAGCGAAGTAAGCTTCTTTATTCACGGGAATATTCAAGGTAAAGTCTTTTTCGATATACTCGATAAGTTTCTGCGCTTCCATAGGATAGTTCTCTTTGATGATCTTCTTTGCCTTATCTTTGTCGAACGCCGAATCAAGATTAACCGAAGTGAATAGATCATTTCTATAAAGAGTTGGCAGAATATCACGAACAATGCTAAAATGTCGGCAGCCAGTAAATTTAGGGCCATCAGGATTATGTAACTCGGCAGCCGGATGAGACGCTTCCAGAACCAGGTGTTTTGGATTCGTGATAAATGTTTTAAACTGTTGTGCGTCTTTCCCCCATAGTAGATATATGATCTGTTGATCTTTCGTCTGTAATGCCTTTAATACTTCTTCTGTGACAAGTTCCCACCCCATTCCTTTATGTGAACCCGACTTATTCTCTTCTACCGTTAAAACCACGTTTAAAAGCAAAATACCGAGTTTTGTCCAGTTTGTAAGATCAGCTGTAGGGAAAAACTCTTCAATAGGAATATTATGATACCATTGAATATTCAGATCATGGTAGATCTCTTTAAATATAACTTCAAGAGATTTAGGCCATTCCGGTTTCCGTGAAGAGAAAGCAAGACCATCAGCAACTCCTGGCCATGGATAAGGGTCCTGACCAAGAATAACTATTTTAGTATTTTCGTATGGACAGAGATCAAAGGCGCGAAAGACATCTTTTCCTTCAGGGTAGATGTTTTTTATTTTACGTCCATCTTTGATGAATGCCTTTAGGTCTGTCATTTTTGCTGATGCAAGGACAGGACCCAATATTTCACTCCACGTCATTATTCGTCTGTTGTTAGATAATGTTCACAAAGTTCTACATTTAAATGATCATTAATGATCCATTCAAGGGCCCTTATCATTCCTTTTGTTTCACTAATCAATTCTCGTAGTTTATTTCCTTCAGAAGATAACATATCTATCTGATGTAAATTAGCGTGTTGTCTCTTTTTTACGATAAGATCAGATCGAAGAAATACTAATTCAAGACGTATCTGTTCAAATGCTTTCATTAATAATGTTTTATTTGTTGTCTGAATTTATTTGTCTTTTTATAGTGTTCTGCTGGCTTCGGATATATATCATGTTCCGTCTGAAGAGTAGCAATAACCTTTTCAATATATAATGCCATTCTTTTCTTACTTCCCATAATAAGATCAAAATCACCAGGCATTTCAATTACTGCAAAGGTTTTATCAGGACGATATATCTTTCGCATGGATCCTTCACATTTCGTTAGAAGATAATTATGGATTTCTTTCTCTGATAGTCCGGCAAAGCATTCTGAGTTCATACATTCCTGTCGGATAATACCACCAAAATAATACGCGAGTTGATTCAATGAAACATCTTCTGTATCTTCTTCAATGATAGCATATCCACGTTTACCATCTAACAATTTCCGTTTTACTTCAAGCATCTGAGGGTCTTCCCAGTTGAATTTGCCCTCAGATACGTTGAAATAATGTTTATAAGGAAGTGGTCTCATGATGCCTACCAATCATCCTGAAC